TTAAAAAGATAAACCAAGAGTTAGCTGAAATTATCGGTATCAATCCAGCGTCAAGAACGACTTGTGTTAAACCATCAGGAAATGCTTCGGTATTATTAAAATCACCTTCAGGTTGTCACGGAGATCACGCACCAAGATACTTTAGGGTAATGCAAATCAATAAACAATCAGGTATCGGTAAATACTTAAATGAAGAACATTCGTATTTGATTGAAGAATCTGTATGGAGTGCTAATAAAACGGATTATGTAGCATACATTCCAGTAATCGCTAATAAGAACGCTAAGTTCAAGAAAGATTTGGTTGGTATGAATCAATTAGAAGTGGTTAGAACAATCCAAAACAATTGGGTTGAGTATGGAACAAATCACGAAAGAAATGTTCAACCATATTTAAGACATTCAGTTTCTAATACAGTTGAATTAGATTATTCGGATTATGATGTGGTAGAGGATTATTTATTTAACAATAGATTTGATTTCGCGGCTGTATCATTCTTACCTTTAACAGGTGATAAAGATTTCAACCAAGCACCATTTACATCGGTATTATCAGGTGAAGATTTATATGATAAGTATGATGACGCAGCTTTCTTCGCTTCAGGTTTAATTGTTGATGGATTACACGCTTTTGATGGTAACTTATGGGAGGCTTGTGATTATGTAAACAAAAGGGACTTGAAATTACAAGGAACTAGGGTTGAAGCTTTAATTAAGAAAGATTGGATTAGAAGAGCCAAACAATTCGCTAAGAGATTCTTCAAGGGTGACATTAAAGAAATGGTATTATGTATTAAAGATTTACATCTATATCATAAATGGGTTAGAATTAATCGTGAATTAAAACAAAGGGATTTTGATTTTAATGAGGCGATTAAACAACCTGAATATGTTAATATGGATACTATGGGAGCTCAAGCCTGTTCAGGTGGAGCTTGTGAGATATCTCCTGAAATGTTAGAAATAATGAAAGGATAAAAAAAAGGTGGGGAAACCCACCTTTTTTATTTCATTAACCTAATACATTCTGGACCAATACCTCTTTCAATTGATTCAGGTGTTGTGAGTTTTCTACCACATCTACCACAACTTCCTTCATGTAGAACTTGAACAATTGAAGGTATTTTATTAATATTATTAATAAACCAATTAAAAACTTTGAATGATGTTGCTTCACTACTAATTCTTGATTTTTTACTTGAATTAAAAAAACCTTTTTTGATATACCCAATAAATGAATAACTACTTGTGTTGTCGGAACCAGTTAAAACTGATACGAAATAAATATCATTATCCTTGGCTTTACGAACTCTATAAGTAAAACGATTACCTGTGTTGGTATTAGTTATCGTGAAAATAGCTTTTCCTGCGAAAATGAAGGTTTTTATGTCGTTGTTTTCTAATTGGTTAATCATACACAAATATAATACCTTTATTTGGAACTACCAAATTTATTTTTAAAATATTGATTTTCAGGTTTATTAAAAATAGATTTGTTTTTTTTATATTGTTTTCTTATCATTAAACTATGAAAACAATATTATTTGGTTCAATATTATTCTTTGTCATACAGAGCAAAGAAAATTGTGGTAGTTATTATAGATATACTGCTTGCAATGACACACTTAATTACACGGTATTCAGTGCGACTGAATATAGTATTAACGATACTTTATACTTTAATAATCAAAAATAAAAATGGATATACTTTCTTTAGAAATTGACTCAAAATACAAAAAATGGTTAAAAAACCTTTACAACGGTGGTGATTTACACCCTTCATTTGTTTTTATGTGTAATAAACATAAAAGATTAAATGATAAAATACCAATCGAGTATCGTGATATTTTTAACTTTAAATCCATAGATGATTTTATATCATATGTGGATAGTTTAGAATCTGAAACCGAGAGGGAGGATTTTATTAAGAATAATGGTTCTACGACAATTTATGAAAACGAAGATTTCTTAGTGAAAAGGATTCATAATTTGGATGCTATGAGATTATATGGTAAGGGAAGTAAATGGTGTATCGCTTCTGATGATATTAATATTTGGAACAACTACCTTAAAAAAGGTAATGTTTTTTTCTTAGTATTTTCTAAGAAATTACCATATACAAGTCAATTTAATAAGTTTGTAGTTCAACTAACGAACGATAGGGATTTAATTGTTTGGGATAGGTCTGATTGTAGTTACCAATCAAATATATTCGATTTAATTAATTTAGATAGTGAAATATTCCAAAATCACTCCAACTTGGAAATCATTTCTAACTTGGAATACCAAATAGGTGATATAACGATATCGAATATATTAATAAAAAATAATGCGATAATTGCTGGAGGTTCTTTAACATCTATCGTGTCGAATAATAAAATAAATGATTTCGATATATGGTTTTCAAATGAGAGTGATTATAAATCCGCTATTAATGATATGAGTGATTTATGTAAAAAAAGAAATATTAATATAACTGAAGATTTTTTTCAACCTATTAATATTCGTAAATACAGCACCACCAACGCTATTACATTTACTAATAACGATAATAAAAAGTTTCAGTTCATCGATCCATCTAAATATACTTTTGGTGATGTTAAAACAATAATTAATCAATTTGATTTTACTTGTGTAATGTGTGGTGTTGATTTAAAGAATAGAAAATTAACATACGATAATAGATTTTTTAATGGTATTAAATTTAAAATGTTAGTTGTAAATAAAGAAGTTAAGTGTCCAGCATCCTTACTTGATAGAATTATTAAATACACCAAAAAAGGTTATAGGATTTCTAAAGAATCACAAAGAGATGCTCTAAGATTATTATCTAAAGTGACTGAACAGGAAATTGATGACGCTACATTAACGATGTACTAATTATTTCAATCTAACTACAATATCAATAGAAGGGTTTAATATTTGTAAGATTTGATTATCATCTGCAAGTATTACCTCTTCTGTTATTTGTATTTCACCATCAGAAGTCACAGTTTGAACTGATGTGTTTTGTGAATAAATACCACCTACTTTATTATATACTTTAAGTGATGTTAAGTTTAACACACCTGGTGTATTCATAATAGCGTTTTTAACTGTTCCTAAAAAAACATCATCACCTAAAGCGAGTTTAGATTTATCAAAAATATTAGCGATATTTGTTACAATCGCTGACGATAAATCGGTTGGTGAGTATTGTTTATTGTATTGAACATCTAATACGAAACCAAGATTAACTACCTGAGCTGGTTGAACAACTACATAATCATTTATCATTCTATATTGTGATAAGTAAGTCGCTATGTTATTCGCTATATTAGAGTTAATATCACTTGTTAAATTACCATTTACGTCAGTAGTTAGGATATTTACATTTATCTTATTACCTGATTTAGTAACACTAACCTTAGAAGGCGCTCCAAACTTACCTGGCATCTTAAATATTTGTGATTCGTAATCTTCAAGGGTAACACACCTTTCTTGTGCTGCGAAATTAAATCCAATATAATTCCTTGCTTCTTCTATTGTAGGTTGATTTGCTCCACCTAATGAAGAAGTAACATTCGTCGCTCTCAATGAATTAGAAACTGCTGTATTGATAGTTGAATTAGGACCATTAACAACAAAATTAGATGATGTAATCCTTGTAAGTGTGTTAGGGTTAAGAATTGATTGTTGTCCCCCACCAACTCTATATTTAACAAATATTGTTGTATTTGCTTTTGGTGCTAAACCTAAAACAGGGTTATTAGTAATCTCGTTATAATCAATATTAAATTCGTTTAATGTGAATTGTGTGATTGCATCGTTATCGGTTTCAGAACCACCAAAAGTAACAACCATAAAGTTTTCTGGTGTATATTCCGTAATAAACTTTTTATTTGTTTTAGTCCATTTACCTTGTCTGATTCCATCTACAACAGGTAGGTTAGGATCTTCAATATAAACGCTTTGTTGAGCTAAAGCATCTACTTCAAACCATCTTTGATTATTGTCAAAAAATACTGAATCTTCAGGGATTGTGGTAATTGCTGTTCCATCTTGAACTACTATTGAACTAATAGAAAGAACATTTCTTTCAGGTAGAATAATTTGATAGAATGGTTTAACATTATTTGTATTTACGATTTGTCTAAGTGTTCTGGTTTCACCATTTACAACAACTTCTGTTTTAATTATTTGATATGAAACAACTTTATTGTTTGCATCAAATATTGGTAATTTTAATCTATTTTGATAACCATTTGAGTTGATTGTTGAAGAAAAATCAATATCAGTTAAGGTTTCGAATACCTGACCACCACCACTAATTTTAGTTCCTGCTTTAAGGATACCTAAATAATTTACATCTTCTTTATCCCCATCAACAGGAACATTTATACTGAATTGACATACAGCGACTGAAGGTCTATTTCCTGGTATTTTTAAACCATAGGTTCTAGCGATATTATAGATTGAATTAGTTTGTTGTGCAAATTGAAGATAAGTTTCTTGGATACTTCTATCAATGTGGAAGTTTAAGTTATCAGCAACAGCTGCGTTGATATCTACTAATACTGAGAATAAACCAGCATCACCAAAGTTGGTAATTAAATCAGGGTAATAAGTTTGAACATAACCAATAAGTTCATTTCTTAAACCTGTGAATTCACGTTCTGCGTATGATATTTTTCTTTCTGCCATTATATTGTAATATTAATTGTATCTTGCTTTCCAAATATTGAGCCATTGTTTATGTATTTAATTTGAAGATTGGCTTTTCTTTCGTTATTTGGATCTATGTTTATTATTATATCGGTTATTTGTAATTGTGGGAAGTATTTTGTAACCGCAGTTTTTACTTCTTCTTTCATTGCATCATAGGTGGTATTATCATTCGGATTAAAGATAAAGTTCCTAAGATTTGTTCCAAAATCAGGTTTATAATATCTTTCACCTTTATTAGTTAATAATAAATGCGTCAATGATGAACGTATTTCATCATTAGTTGTTGTTGTTTGTTTAACAAATTCAGTATCACTCTCTGTGAATGGAAAAAATATACCAATACTAGCCATATTTTAATAAATAGTTTTCTTTAGATTTTTTGAATTTCTTTTATTTATATATAAATGAATAAATATAGAATTAAAACTAAAATACTTCCTGAGCAAAATCAATACTTAAAAGTAAATCTTGAACAAGATTTTGATGTGCTTGATATTTTAACTTTAAGCATTTATGGAACGGATGCATACCCTAACCCTTGTGGGGATTGGGGTATTATTATGGGTAGAATTGTTGATAGTAATAGTTTCCCAATGGAAAATGTTAAAGTTGGTTATGTAATACCATTAGATGATAATGATAAAAATGATATAACTATTAGTTCCATATATAATGACATTATGGGTAATAAATACCCTTTTTTACCGAATTATAAGGTTAATAAAAATCATTATCCTGTTGGTGGATTTCCAAGTGAAGATGAGGTGATGGCTAATTCAGCTTTGGAATATGTTTATAAAAAATATTTTAAATTCGTAACCTCAACCAATCAAAATGGTGATTACACTATTTTAGGTATTCCATTAGGTAAGGGTAGTTTAGTGATGAATTTTGATAGTACCGATGCTGGTTCATTAAGTACAACACCGGTTCAACAATTAGCGACAGGTAATAAAGATAAGAAAAACTTTAAAAAAGATCAAAGATTAAATGGTTCTCCGATAAGTGCTAATAGTGGTGATTCTATTACAGGTAATACTGCCGGACAATCAGTTTCTTTGGGTAATATAACTGGTATAGGTGAAGGTGGGACTGTGGTAACGGTTATAACCGGAGCAACCGCAACTAGTTTTGGTGGTAATGGTAATTTAAAAAATCAAGCTGGGGATACTGTATCAGTAATACAAAAACAAGTTCCTAATGATGGTAATGGTGTTGATAATACTGCGGGTGTTTTAATATCAAGATCAACAGACGTTCAAATTAAATCATTTTTTGGTGACTTTGATCAATGTGAGATTGGTATAAATAGGTATGATTATAAATTAGATTATAGATATCAACCTTGTAATTATATTATTGGTTCATTTTACGCTGATTACGCAGCCTTTAATTCGGCGACACCTACATATACAATAAATAATATGGCTTTAGCAACATCTAAACAAAATATGGGTGGTAAAGTAGCATTTTTATTGGATGGAACAGATGAAACTGATCCTGATATTTCGGCTGATGTTGCTCCTGATGGAACATTCTATGCTGCGATACCTTGTAAATGGGATAGGTATAATATTGATGAAGAAGGTAATTGGTATAAAACAAATGATGATTTCACTAAGAATCCAACAGGTATTTTTACGAGAACACCTTATTGTTTAATGATATACATTAATAATAATGTTAATGTTAATATGAACGATAATAAAACTTATTCAAGAGCATCAGGTATAGGATTTAACTTAAATAATAGTGGTGATTTTGTGGAACAAATAGGTTATGACGGTTCAACTGGTATAACGACAGTTAATAGATTTAATATTAAATATAACGCTCAATACTATCCATCATCACCATTCCCAAATGGGTATTATAACCCAATAAATACTAATTATTATCCATATCCAAAAGAAGATGTTGGGACAAAGTATAGAAATGGAGCTGAATTGAATTGGGATTATACTAATAGGAGGAGTAATATTTATACAATAGCAAGTCAATGGACAAAGTATGGTTATTATTCGGCATTAAATGTTGAAAATAATGGTTTAAGTGGTGGGACGCTAACGTATAGTGATACCTTAAAAAAAGGTAGATATACCCCAATGCCAAATTGCTATTCAACAAAACCATTATCAGGTAATACACAACTTATTACTACTATAACAACAACAGGTATTAACTCAATTAAAAGTGCGTTAGGTCCGAATGTATTACCATTAGACGATGATGGTCCTTATGCTTGGAATACTGGTTTCCTAGAAAATTATAACTTAGATACCGGATATTACCCTGATGGTACTATTGGAAAAACCGGTAGTAATAATGGGGGACTTGATTTTGTGGTTGATAATAAAAATCCGGATGTAGCTTCTTGGGTTTTTGGTGATACAACAAATAGTTATTTCCAAATAAATGTAGGTAGTGGTGGTAATTATAAAATTAAAGGTAGTATTGAATTGCAAGGTTGGCAAGAATCTTTACCTATTTATGCTAAATACCATATGGAAATTGTGGTGTATAGAAATGGTCAAAACATAAAAATATATCAACAACCACAAGATGTAACTGCAACAGATGATTATGAGTGGAAAGACGAAGGTAGGTCATGGAATTTAGATTTTAATTATTATTTTCAAGAAAACGATTTAATTTATTTTAATTTTCATACTGAAAGATTAAATGAACGTATGAGTTTTAGATTACAAAACGGAAATATAAATTTTTATAAGATACCAACAGGTAATGTATTCCCTTTAATTATTGGCAATATGTATTTACCGACATTTGAGGCTACTAAATATGATACTGTGTATTACCCAATCGGAGCTGGAAAAGATATTTTTGATACAAATAGTGGTGGATTTAATGCTCCTAAATTAACCGAAATGGATTTAATGCTTTATCCAATAACAGATGAGATGTTTAACATTGTTGAACATACACAAATAAATAACCCATATGAAAATGAAACAATTAATTATTATTTCTTTTGTAATCAATATTGGAAATTAAGAGATTTTATATATAACGAAATAAACTAAAATGGAGAATAAGAAAATATTATTACCGAATAAAAAATACATTGGAAGTCCTGATAAAGATATCCAAATTAAATTAAACCTTGAAAATGACTCAAAGAATTCAATTGAAGGTTTATATAATTATACGGTTAGTTCAGGTGAGCAATTTGTCGCTGAAAGACAAGATTCTGATTTGTTTAGAACATATCTTAAAGTAGGTGGTATGTATTATAGTAACGCTTTAAATAGACCATTCATAAACAACTATTTTAAGAACTATAATACGAATTATTCTATAAATAAACAAGGGATAAATAACCCAAATGATCCAAGAAATTTTAGTGCGATTAACATAATATCAACACCTAATTTTAGCAATCTTACATCCCCATCGGATTTATCGTTCCCAACGGCTATAAAAAATCCTTCTGGTGGTTATAATACCGGGGCATCTACTTTTACAATACCGGAAACAGGTGTATATGTATTTGGAACCACATTAAAGATTAATTTTAAAAATACTGACGTATCCCCACATAATTTTACTGTTAATATTAATTTTATTAAAAATGGTGTCGATACTGTATATTCACAACAAGTATATAATAATAATATAAATGCAGGTGCTGGAAAAACAATAACTCCAAATATTTTAACAAGTGGTATAACATTTACTAATGGTGATACCGTTAAGGTTCAAATTGAGGCCACTAGTTATGGTAATGTATTAGATTATAGTTATGTGTCTAATATTACTCAGACTTTTTATTGTATTGCTCAAGGTATTACATCATATGATTCATCATTAAGTAATATTGATTTATTATATGACCCCGTAAAAGTAGTCACAAATACAAATGTGGTTGAAGATAGTAGAGTTAAAGCTAAATCCGCTATTTTTAGTTTAACGGCACCATATGACGATATTATTGTCACGAATATATCACCTTTAACTACGATTTCATCTGAACAAACTGTTGAATTATTAGATTATTGGTATTTACCTACCGATATTAAAAAAGATGGTTCATATACAACCACTAATTACACAAATACTGCCGGTAGTCCAATAATTGTTAGTGCATCAACAGGGTGGATAAATATTGGTAAGTTTTTAACAGGGACAACTGAAGTTGATTTTACTCAATCTAACGCATTAAGAACTAACCTATACACATTTAGGGGTAATATGAATATTAAAATACCTAAATATCAAACATATTCATTCTTTGTTACCGCTAAAACAGGTGATAATGGGTTATTAAAAACAAGTTATGCTTTCCATTCAATTGCTGGTTTTATGGGATTACCGGATTCTATGGCTAGTGGTGATATTAGGACGATAAAAGCTTATCAACAATATTGTTGGTTAAATATATGGCCGGATTCATACGAATTAACAGCGAATACTAGATTTGACGTATCGTTAAGGGATTATTATGGTTGGACTAATACTTCCGCTACGGATGTCTATACATTCCAACCAGACACAGTTATAAGTGGATACTCAAACACGTATGCGTTTAAAGGATTAGTAAATTATAAACTGGTTCAAAGAGAACCATATCAATATAGAACTCAGAAATTATTATCATATGACGATTATTTTGATTCAGTTGTACCATCTAAACAATATTTAGAATACTTAAATAGTAATACGGAAAATTGGGATTTATTTTCAATGTATTCAAACGATAAAGACGATACAATTCCATTATATATTATTGAAAGTGGTTTAACAAATACATTTACAATTGGTGATGGGATACCCGCAAAATATAATCCAGGTTTAACATTATTTGAAATAAGTGCAACGACAAACACCGTATTTAATTCATACTTCAATCATAATCTTAAAATTGGTGATTATGTAAGTGTAAAACAAATATCAGGTATAACATCAACTAATTTAGGTATATTCCCTGTTGTGAGTGTTGGTTCTAAAAATAATGGTGTGAGTGATAAATTATTCACAATTAAACTAAGTGGATTTACTGGGACATACATTCAATTTAAAAGATATTTAACTCCAACTGATAGTGGTAGTTTATCTCAATACTATATTAGAAAATATAAAGTAATTGAGAATAGTGATAACTATACATTAACAACACCATTATCTAAAAATGGTTTTGGGAATAATAATTATTATTTAACTAATACTAATGAAATTAATGTTAGTGGTTTATATGATGAAAATGGTGTTCCAATTACCGGTATATCTTATTTCTTTAAGAAAAAGAATACCACATCAACAACAACTCAAAAAATCACTAAACTTAAAAATAAGTTTTATGATGAGTATTATGGTGCTAGGAATGGATTTATATCAAGGGAATTATATATGAATAACACTAATTTCTTTTTAAGTGGTAGTTCATATCACGATACAGCGTCATATGGTTTAGGTTTAATGGTTTCAGGTTTAACAAATACATATAGAAATGGTAGTATAACACCTGATGGAACTTATTTACCTGACGATACTTTTGTATTTGATACTGATACGGAACTTGGTATTGGAACATATATAGATTTTACGGATTCATACCCAACTTATGAAGGTATGACAGGTTTAACAAGATCTATTGTATATAGAAAAGGTGACGACTTTAATTACAATTCTAAGAGGTATTTTTCATTATTTAGTGAATACTCAAAAAAACCTATTGGTGATATATCAGGTAATACTTTTTCATTGTTAGGTATTAAACCAACTTTAACAAATTATGGTTCATCACAAATTGCTGGTAGTAGTTTATATCCCGGTAATTCTATGGTTTTAATCAATAGACAACTAAGTGATTTCCCAATCGGAGGAACTCTTTATTTTGCAACCGGATCGACTGATAGTTTAACAAGTGCAACTATTTTAGGTTATGAATTAGGTGGGTTATACGCTGTAATATCGGCAACTACTTATGGTAATCTACCAACAACAGGATATACGAATCTTTATACCTTACAATATTATGGTGATTCATATAATGTAAAACTAAGTGATTTAATGTTTGAACATTTCGCTGTTTATTATTTAGGTGATTACGAAACAAAATTAAGTATTGCTGATTCAATTAATATCGGTGATAGTGTTTATGGTGATATTGTTGAATATAATGAAAGGGAATTACAAACTTATGTTTTACAGATGCCAAATTACTTATTTAAGTTAAAAGATTTGTATGGATATACAGGTTCAACCACATTTACGGCTACAACATCAACATACGCTAAAACAGATTTATTAAATCCTATAATATTGAAATATTTAACAAATACTATATATAGTAGTAATAATGTTGAAGATAAACAATCTTGGGCGGTATTTAATGATAAGTTAAATATATGGCAATGGAGAGATTTAATCCCTAATGGTGATATTGATGAATCAGGTAAAGGAACTAATTTCCCATTCTTAAATGGTAAGCATTATGTATATAATAATTTTATATTACCATTTAGAAGTAAGTATTGGAATCCAATAACAGGTAATAGGAGAAGTTTAAGTTATAATACTAATTATAATTATAATAATGGTCTTGGAACTTTACAAACAATAAATGACATAGATATTTGTTAAAATGGAAATAAGGAATACTGATCAAACAAAAACATTAAATATACCATTCACATTAAACTTTACCGATGATAAGGAAGGTTTAATAAGGGATTGGGTAAATACTGAAGGTTCGGGTAATATAAACCCTATTGTAGATTTTGAAGTGGATTTATATCAATACGAAGGTGAAAACCTAAACTATCAATTTAATTTCTTTTGTTGTGGGGATGATAAAGGTGATGAAGCAACTAACCCTTTTTATCCTTATAATAAACAAAATGTCTTTACAAAAAGTAGTGGTTATTTTATTAACTCATATGCTAACACATTAAGAGATAATGTTAATTTACAACCGGTTGAAAATCAAATAATCGGAACTAATGTTGGTGATACAAATGAATGGGAGATTAATGTTGGTGGTGGGAATATTAAGAAAATAAGAGAAGTAAATGTCGCTACAATTAGTAATCAAGCAATGTCAAATGCTCAATTTATATTCACATATTTTAATAGTAATACTATTTCTAATAGAAAAGAAGTAGATAAGATATTAATTGGTGCTAAATCAACTACAACGGGATACGATCAGTTTTACTATAATAAGTTAATATTTACAGGTGAAACAGGACAAACAGGTTTTAATTTGGTTGGGTATAACGCTATAAATTATTCATCTGTATTAAGTATATTTCCTAATTTCGCTAATTTTTATAACCCCCCAAAGGGTGTGACGTACGATTCGGTTAGGAAACCTAATTTAAATTTGGATAGATATAATAAAACTTTGGGTAATAATATTTATCTACCTAAAAGCAGTGATATAACTGAACTTTATTTACAAGTGGCGTTTTATAATCCAAAAACAGGTAAAGCCGTTCAAATGGTTACGAAGTCAGGTGCTACCACAAGTGATATATTAAACCCAAATAAGGATGGAACAATTTTTTATAGGACACAATTTACTGATAATTATACTTACATAAAACTAAGTGTTAGTTCATCAACAAAAACGTATGGTGTTAGATTATTTAACCCAAATACTTCGGCTTTTGATATAAATCCTGTTGTTAGTGGGACAACAATAATACCTATGTATGAAAAAATAATATCGGATGTGAGAGTTACAAATCAACCATCACCTAATTTACCAAAACCAATTGAAGGATAATGGAAAAAATAGAAATAAAAATAGGGACAAATCAATTTAGTAGCTTACAACTACCAGTTAGAGGTAATACGTTAAATATTACTAATGGTATCATACAAATACCTTTTATGTTAGATGTGGATACAAGAGAAATTGGTGTGTATGATAATGTTGCTTGGGATATTAAACAATTATTGGGTGATATAAACTTTGTTGCTTACCCAAGTGGAACAACTGCTGTTAGTATTGTAAATACATCAATAGCGCCAAGTTTTTATTACTTTTGGGAGGTTCAAAATGTATTAACGGCATCAACTACAAATCCACCAATATTATATTCAAGTATCCCAACTGCTTATACGGTATGTTTAACCGCTACAAATAGTGCTGGATATGTTAAGACTTGTCAAACCGTTCATATTGGAAATTATTTAACTGCAACAGATAGTGGTAGTCCGACTACAACGTCATACTATAACTTCTATTTGGATGCTTTTGATGGTAATGATAATTTCTTAAAACGTAATCAAATAAATAATTTTGAATCTATAACAGATGAAGTAAGTTTAAATTGGACATACCCTGGTTTTAGATATGATTTGTATATTTCAGGTAATAGTAGTTCAAACACTTATAAAACAACTTTATTTAATACATCATATGTTGTTGATAATACTTACACGTCTTTACCAACAGCAACTTTACCTAATACAATTGATTATTACGCTAAACAAGTAACAGGGACAACAACACAAGGTTTAACTGAGAGTACATTATTTGAGTTTATTACTTATGGAACAGGAAAGACGGTAAATGTTGGTTCTGTGTCAGCAGGTAAGCAAGTGGTAAGTAAAAGTGGTTTAACTGATGGTTCTACATTATATATTGTTAAACAATCAGGTAATACGAATTTGTATTTTTATGAATATTCAGCAACGACTGGCGTGACAACATATTATCAATACACACCAAATGGTATGGGTAGTAATGATTTAATCTTTACCGGTATAACTAAAAGAGATATATTGGTTGGTATAATTGAAAAACCTAAGATAAATAATTATGCGTTTATTCAAAGGGGTAATAATAATGTATTTGGACCGATAATGAAATTTTGTGATGTAAATACTGTTGATGATATTAGTGGATACAATAATAATTTCTTTAATGTGAAAAAAGAACAAGAAAAATAATAAAATAAATATTTATAAGATATGAGCACATTCGGAACTAAGAAACCAGCAAATGCATCACCTTCAGATATGGAAGCGTTTTCAATATATGTCCCAACAAGGGATTTTATTGGCGCACCCACAATTACTAAGTTAAATGCGGCTGATATAATAGCACCTGTTTATAATACAGCAGACACAGGTGGTAATACTAATGAAATATTGGGTGGTATGTATAACCTTACATTACCATCAGCAAATTTCAATCAAAAGGGTATATATAATTTATATATTAGACCCGCTGAAATAAGAACTAAAATATTGGATTGTGGTGTATTAAGTTCATCACCTGATGTTAGGGGTTTAGTATTTGACATCACACAAGCACCTGCTGAATATACGAATAAGTTTATAAATGGTGGTTTAGTTGGATATAAAGTAGAATATGTGAATTCAGATGGTAGTTTATTACAGAACTATTTTAAGGTGATTACATCTTCATTTTTATGTGAGCCTATCAGTCAGAATTTAACTGATAGTAGTCAGAAATCTATTAGATATAGATATAGTGATAGTGGTAATTTATTATTCTGCACTTTAACACCGACAGCAGCTCCAAGTGTTAAACCTAACGCAATTCCCTTTATCGGACAACCAAACCAAACAGTTAAATTAACTAATTCATTCTTTAATCCTGTAAATATTGAAGTTGATTTGGTTGAATATGATGTTGAAACATTGGCGTATATGTTATATGGTGAGCAAGTTAAAAATGTGGATGATGGTGTTTATACCGTATATGACTTTGATGGTAATATATATAAACAATATGATTTATATGAACAAAAAGTATCTCTTACTGATTCTAATTATGAAATTAGAAGATTGAGAGATAATATAGATTTTAATGATAGTAGAGCTAATATTATAGGATAATGGCAATTAAACAATTTAGAAATGGATCATCTGTATTCGGAGACAATCTTGTAGGATTGCAATTTGCTTCTACAAAAGGAACTCCATTATTTAGTTTTGGTGATTTTAGTATTACAACTAATATAGCCACATCACAAGGTATGCTACCTATGGCAGGACATCCTTTGGTGTATAACTACCAAACTAACGGATACAATACCAACTTAAACATATTCATAAACTTCAACTACTCAGATATTACGAACTACGCTAATTATGGTTCATTATCTGAAAGATTGAGGGCCGCTGTAAATGGTATTATTACTGATTTTCCGGCTGGTGCTTATTATAGTCAAACATTATATGGTTTAACATATAATTCAGCAACAAATCTTACTCAATTCCAAATACCGATAGCGTTTATATATAATCCATATAATATTACTTTAACAACTGATGGATTATTAGATAATAGTGTTAGTGGAACTACTTTAAGAAATCTTGTTAAATATTACGATAAGTTTGTATTGGAATATAATAATGAAGAAACTCCATTGGTGGGTTTAACATCGGATGACAATTATTTAACTATAAGTGTAAATGGTAATATATTCTCAGCAACAACGGCGAATTTTCTTATTAAACCAAACTATTTGGAAAGAGAAAATGCTTTTAAGGCTTTTGATGAAATACAACAATTCTTATTGAATAGGGATTCTACACCATTATATACTGCAACATTTAAATATCGTAGATATACTGACGATACATTGGTGGATGATACGACATCTATAACTTGGGAAACGTATTTCTATGGATATAATCCAAATATTAACGTAAATTATTTAGAACAATATATAACGACATTAGTAAATATTGGTAATGAAATAGATGAAATTAAATCTAATTTAATTGCTAGATTTTATATATCTGATAGTATTATTGATTTTGATACTCCAGATCAAAAAATACAAAAGATGTTGCAGGTTTATGGTAGAAGTTTTGATGAAATCAAGAAATATATCGATGGATTGGCTTTCGCTAATACCGTTACCTATGATAAGAAAAATAATGCTGCGGATAATTTAATTAAAAACTTAGCGGAAACAATTGGTTGGAAGGCTGATACAATTTATAGTTCAGATGATTTATTAACAAATGTATTTGGAACTAATACAACACAAGTTCTTACAAATAATAAAAATAAAACTCCATATGAATTAGATATTGAGTTTTGGAGAAGATTATTCTTAAACTCGGCTTATC